TGGCTCGTGAGTTTATGACTATTGACGCAAAGATAAAAGCTACGGAACAGATGGAAATATTCGGTCCGGTGGTACAGCGTTGTGTGGCAATCGTGCAGGCTGGTATGGCTCGTATTTCCCATATCAAAAACGCTGATGCAATAGAGGGAAATTATTTCGAGGTGAAGTTCGGTTCAATCTTGCCCAAGAACCTTACGGAAATTTTGCAGAACTTGGCTATTGCAAACGGTAATAAGCCTATCAATTCGCAAGAGACTATCACTGCAGAATCTCCTTATACAAAGAATGCCAAACAAGAGACTGCAACCATGAAGAAAGAAGAAAAAGAAATGGCACAAAACAGCAATCCTTTTGGTGGTACATTTCTTGCTAATTCAGATGAATGATGAAACGTAAAGGGCTTTCCTTTTATGATAGTCAGCATTTGCAAAAAATGTTGGTGCAGCAAAATGATATAACAGCTATCTTTAATCGTTTTATTGCTGCTATTTCCCCTTATCTTCAACAATGGGCAGATAAGGGGAAAGATAGTGTATGGGTAAGAAACCAGTCAATAGAAAAACGTATTGATAGGGAGTTGGTAAAGTTACAATCTGACCTACTTGCCAATATTACTCAATTCCAAATGGACGCATGGAAACGTTCTGAACTAAAGAATGATGATTTTATCTCAAGGTATGTTGAGGGATTGGCTATCAGTACAGCTATAAAAGAAGGGCTGTTTGCTCATAATGCCAAAGCTATGTTGCAGCTAAAAAAAGGTATGGACATTAGGGGAAATGCCTTATCTGACCGTGTGTGGAATATTGCGGAGCTGGCAAAAGAGCAACTAGAGTATTATCTTGCATCTGGAGTATCGGTAGGTCGTAATGCCGGGCAGATAGGTCGGGATGTGCGCCAACTTCTTAAAGAACCAGACAAACGTTTTAGGCATGTACGTGATGCAAATGGGAAACTGATTTTATCTCAGCCTATGAAAAATTATCATCCTGGCCAAGGTGTGTACCGTAGTGCAAGTATGAACGCATTGCGATTATCTTCTACGACAACCAATATGGCTTATCGTGCAGCAGATTATGAACGATGGAATGGTCAGGACTTTGTTTTGGGCATAGAGATAAGACGGTCTGATAGTAATCGCGGACCGTGTGCCCTTTGTGATTCGATGGTTGGCAAATATCCGAAAACATTTAAATTTACAGGGTTTCATCCGTTTTGCATTTGTTATGCGACTCCAATAGTTATGGAACCGGAAGATTTGGCCGAGTATTTGGTAAATGATACGATACCGGAAGAACTTGTTGTAAAAGATGTACCTCAATCGGCTAAATCTTGGGTAAACAAGAACCTTGAAAGGGCTAAAGGATGGAGCAATGAACCCTATTTTATTCGTGATAACCGGCAGTTCTTTGGAGAGTTGAAAACCAATATTTATACATTGGAAGAAAAGAAGTTTACCCGCACAAGAAGCACATCTGTATCGATGCAGCGTGCTATTGATTTTCTTTCAAAGGAATATCCGAATATTTCTAATACAAGGTTGGCCGCTATACATCATTATACTAAAGCCGGAGGCAACTATCGACAGTTAAATAAACAGTTGTATAATGACAACCTTAGCGAGTTTAATAAAGCTGCCGCAACATTAATTCGTGAAGGGTTGAATTTGTTGCCAACATTTAAAGGCATTACGTATCGTGGTACTATAATAAAGCGAAAGGAATACGAAGCTTTGTATAAGGATAAAAAAGAGGTTTCCCACAAGATATTTACATCATGTAGCAAATCTCCGGAAATAGCTGATATGTTTGCGAGTTATCGTCCTTTGAAAAGAAATGAAGTAAGCATAGTTTTTACGATTCAGGGTAAAAATGGAAAGGATATATCGAAAATCTCGGAATTTAACGGTAAATTTGTAGAAAAGAATCAATATGAAATACTTTTTGCCACTGATACAAGATTTGAGATAATATCGGTATCGGAACAGGAAGATAAGATTTATATTAAATTGAAAGAGCTATGAGCAAGGAACCGAAAGTACCGGAAGTTACAGATGAGCTTCGCCAATATTGGAAAGAAAGATCAGAAAAGATTCTCAGAAATTACGAAGCAGGGAAGTATGATGAGAACGATGAAGTAATGATGGCTTCCGTCAAGTGGGCAAGGTTAAGCATGGAGGAAAAGGAAGAGGGATATAAAAAGTATTACTTTATGTTTGACCGCTGGCAGGCGGAAGCTGATGCCATGTGTGGATATGACGAAGAGGATGAAGATTAATGTTTAAAGTTTGTTTGAATATAGGCTATCCGGGTGCGGGTGGCCTTTTTTTATGGTAAAAATCCTGCTCCAATATATTTTAAAGTAAAAAGACTATGGAAATTTTAGTTGCAATTAAAAAAGCTTTAAAGAAAGCAGGTATTCCAGAGAAATATGCTGCAAAGGTAAAGGCCTTGTTTAATATTGAGAGCGAGGAAAATCTGGAAAACTATGTCTCTCTTTTTAAGGATAACATTCTTCCGGATTTGGAAGCAAATGAGCAGAACAATCAGAATGTTATCAATAATGCTATTGCTGAATATGAAAAGAAGCATGGTCTGAAAGATGGCAAGCCTATAGAGGGAAAGGGCAAAAAAGGGAAGAAAAACAAAACGGTCGTTGACGACGATGACGACGATGTAGATGATGATTTGGATGATCTTCCGCCTGCTTTCAAAAAGATGCTTCAAGCCCAGCAAAAGCAAATCCAGACCTTAACGGATAATATTTCCACCTTAACAAAAACCGTTTCCGATTCCGGTAAAAACGCGTCTGCTAAGGCATTGTTTGATACAGCCAAGTTGCCGGAAAAATGGTTTAAGCGTATTGATGTAAATTCCGAAACATCTGTAGAAGACCAAATTAAGGAGCTTCAAGAAGAATATAAGGAAATTCGCCAAAGCGCAATATCCGATGAAGTGGATGCAGGCAATTATCGCCCGTATGTAGCACAGCCCAAAGACCGGACAGAAAAGGAATGGTTGGAAATCATGAATAAAGATGAGGGTACTGGGGATTCCAACGGGGTTGCCAGTCTCGGTATTGATTAATAATTAATCCATTGTAGCTATGTTTTTTAAGAAAGAAAAAGAATTTCAGTACCATCCTGCGGTCATAAAAATGCTCGAGGATGTTGTCGGTGGCGGTACCATTGTTCGCGCTGATTTAAGAACTGCGATTTTTGATGGTATGCCATTGGACGAATTGCCGCCATATTGTGTTGTCGGCAAAGATGAAAATGGAGGGTATCGTGTAATCAAGACTGCTTTGGTTACAGAAGCCTTGGAAGCAGAGGGAACGACTGTAAAAGTCAATAAAAGCCATCTGTTTGCTGTTGGGGATTTTGTTACTGTTGGAGGGGATTTGAAAGGTGCATCCGATAAGATTACAGCCATAGACAAGAGTAATGACGGATATGATGTTATTACTCTTGAAGCCAAGATTGGCGCAGCAAAGGTCGGTCAAGTATTAGTCGGGGTAAAAGAGAAGAGTACGGCAGGAAAGGCAACCCTTGTTACAAGTTCATCTGAGTTGGTGATAACCTTGTCAAAAGTTGATTTGACTGTTGCTAACCAATCATGCGGCTTAATGGTACGTGGAACCATTAGTGAAGGTAATATGCCCTTCCCTATCGATGCAGGCTTGAAGGCTTTGATGTCGTTAATCAGATTCGTAAACAAGAAATCATAATTGATTTATGGAAAGAAGTTTAATTAAACAAGTAAACAAGAAAAACATGAGCGCCCGTTTAAACTCGCGCCATGTAAAACCAATGTATTACCCTAATTTCTTTACTCCCAAAAGAGTTACAAGCTTGAAATGGGAAACATTGGTTGGAGAGAAAGGTGCTCCGGTAATTGCCGATGTCGTTTCTTTTGATTCTTCCGCTCCGGAGAAGACGCGGGAAGTAATCAGCAAAATGTCCGGTGATATTCCCAAAATAGCCGTAAAGCGTGGCATGAACGAAAGCGACTATCAGGAATATAAGAATTTGGAGCGTGATGCACAAGGGGACGCAGAGCAAATGGAGTTGCTGAACCTTTCTTTCAAAGATCAGGATTTTGTGTATAATGCAGTGCGTGGTCGTATAGAATGGTTATCTATGCAGTATATGAGCCGTGCAGGATTTAACCTGTCTGCGAAAAATAATAACGGCATTGTAACCACTGAATTTGTAGGTTGTGGTATGCCGGCAGATAACAGAAAGAAATCTTCTGCAGACTGGGCTGATGCTGCAAAAGCTGACGGTTTGCAAGATATTGAAAATGTCCTTTCTGCAGCAAGTGCCAAGGGGGTAAGTCTGCGATACATCATTATGCTGACATCTGATTTTACTCTATTGAAGAAGCAGAAATCAACTTTGGATAAGATTAAGGGCTGGATTAACCAGACATCGAAGCTCGTTATCACCAAGAAGGTTATTAACGAGTATTTGGCTGAACAAGAATATCCGGCACAGATTATCACTATCAATCCGGCTGTGCGTATTGAAGATGCAAACCACAGACGTACTACTGTTTGCCCATGGAAGAAGCACCGTATCTGCTTCCTTGAGGATTTGAATGTTGGTAATATCCAGCACGGTCCTATTATGGCTGAAAATTCGGAGTCTTTGAAGAAGAAAGCAATCATGGTAAAGAAAGACTTTATCTTGGTTACAAAATTCTCTACTGAAGAGCCGTTCAAGGAGTGGACCAAGGCTGAAGCTAATGCAATTCCTGTAGTCAATGACCCGGAAGCTATGTATATCTTGCAGACTGACGGTAAGGAATGGCCTTCTGACGAAGCAACAGAAGGTACGGATAATATTCCTGCTAAGTTCTTGGGTCAGGAAGTGGATGATGAAAACTTAGAACCGGGTGACGAAGAATAATACAGTTATGGCAACAATCAGAGAAACGATACTGGAATATCCCTCTATTGGAGATATGGAAGGCTTCTTGGAAAAGGTAGTATTTGTAAAGCGTGGTATTAATCCCGAAGAACAATGTACTACTGATAATATAAAGCAAGTTGGTCTATGTGTCGCTGATACGTATGCCATGCTGATAAATTCTCCGGATTTCACGGAAAACAAGTTATCTGTCTCTCATCCCCGCTCTTACTATATACAGACTGCAAAGCAGTTATATATTGAGAACGGGGAGCCTGAAAAGGCTGCCAAATTAGGAAAGAAAATCATTATTAGGGGAAGGGCAAGGAACGCATGGTAACCAGATATCCTCATACTGCCTTGATAACTTATGAAATTGGCGGAAAATTAGTCAATGGTGAGTGGGTTGATGGAGAAACAAAAACTCTGTCAGTAAAGGGAAGATATGATTCCGTTAGTGATGGGCGTATAGTTATGAAGAAAAACAGCCTTGGCGACGAAAAGCAAGTACATGGCTATTTCTATACTAAAGTCCGTCCTGATATTGATGTTAAATATTTGCGTTTACAAGTTCCTTCTCTTAATGTTGATGTGGATATAATTTGCTGGGAACCGTATCAATCCCATTCAATTATAAATGTATGAAATCAGGACTAACGCCTTTGTTTTCGGATGCGGATATAGACCGCTGGTTTGACAAATTCCAAGAACGAGCAGAAGAAAGGATTTTTAAATTACTTTCTGCTGCCGGAGAAAAATTTGTAGAAGTGGCCCGTAAATCGGGTAACTATACAGACCGCACAGGCAATCTTCGTTCTTCTGTAGGCTATATAATAGCTATGGATGGAGAAACCGTTTCTGAAAACTTTGAGAAAAGCGGTAAAGGGAATGACGGTGATACTGGTATTTCCAAAGCCAGACAGTTGGCCGAAGATATTTCTTTGGCTTATCAAGGCAGTTACGTACTGATTGGTGTTGCCGGTATGGAATATGCGGTTCATGTTGAAGCCAAAGGAAAAGATGTGGCTACTACGGGATATATCCAATGTCAGGAGTATTTGCGTAAGGCATTGATTAGGGTATTTGAAAAAATCTAGTTTATGGATGAATTTGATGTAATAGATTTCGTATATGAAGCGATAGAAGCTGTCGGTACTGGAATTGCCATATATAAAGACAAATCTGAGGCCGGTGTTAAGGACGAACATATCGTAATTAATCATCTATCATTAACGGAGTTGGATTTCATTAATAAAATCCCTGTAAATGTGAATGTGTTTGTTCCTTTGAAGCATAATGGAATGTATCAGCGTCAACGTATGAAAGAGTTAAAACGTATGGTGCGTAAGGCTCTTGCTTCGATAAATAGTGATGATGGCAATTGTAGAGAAATAGAGGATTTCCTAAGTATTCCGATACCGGATTTAAAAGAGGGATTTATGTGTATTAATATTCGATTTAATGTAAAAGTGGATAATTGATTATGTCAGAAACAAAAACGGTAAGACCTATCGCTATGGGCGTAGGCGCGATTAGAATTGCAGATGTTGGTGATGGAGTGCCGGGAACGGATTTTACCACACTTCCCTTACCCACCAAAAGTAGTGTTGCTTTCAACTTTGCAGACCCTAAGGAAGTGAAGATAGACATTGAAGGCAGTACCGAACCCTTATATGTGGAATTTGTAAAAGATACCACTGATTATATTGAGTTCTCTATTCCTACTCCAAGTAATGATACAATAGCATTGCTTGCCGGTGGAACCGTTGACAAAGGGGAAGATTTATCTCCAAAGGATGTTTGGAATAAGCCTACGGATATTCCGTCAATCAATAAGACATTCCAATGCGAAACATTGCCCAAAAAAGGAAAGAAAGTGGTCTATACTGTTGTCAATGGTAAGATAGCAGCTAAGATTTCACAGGCTCCGGGCGCAGAACAAGCTGAGTTGTTATTGGTTCGTGTGTACGTACAGGCAGCAATTACAGAAAAAGGGGAAACCAAAACTGCCTTTATGCGTGAAGTTACTGATGCGGCGCCTAGAGCTAAGGCGGCCAAAGCTGCATCCAAGTAAATAACTATGGTTCTATATAGCTCAGTCGGCAGAGCGCATTATATAATGAGGTCGGCGGTTCGAGTCCGCCTATAGAAACAAACTTTTGATGGATAGGGGCGAAACAATTCTATAATAGTCGCGAATATTATGGAATTTTTCCGGAAGTACAACGGGATAGCCCCTTTGGATAAATTTATGAGTGTAAAGAATTTGTTTAAATTGGAGTCAGCTTCCATAACGGAGCAACCAGTCAAGATACCATTTGATTTTAGCGAGAAAAAATCTATTCCGGCAGGAAAGGAAGTCGGGGATAGTATAGTCATACGTCCGATAACGGTTAGGACATGGTTTAAGTTGCGACCTCTTTTGCTTGAAATAGAACCGGCAGACCTTGATAAGATGATTGTCAAGTCTGATGAGCCGACTAGTGATTTTCCGGTTATGATGGATAAGTATGGAGAGTTGCTTCTTGATATTGTATGTTTGGGCATTCATAATAAGCCGTCGGAGCCACCGGTATGGTTTCGCAATGTTCTTATAGATAATTCCACATGGGAAGATATACGAATACTTCTCAATGCCATATTCTTTAGAATAGGTTACTTCCCTTTTTGCGACTCTATCACGATGCTTCAGAACGTGAGCCCATTGGGAGAGACGGAGATAATAGCCGCTCAGAAGAATCTGCAAAGTTGGCAGGATACAGTCAAGCAAGATTCTTAGTTATAGTGCATGATTCGTTAGGATTGACTTATATGGAAACAATGGAAAGCAGTTATTCCTTGATTGAAATAATGATGCAGGAATATGCTTCTGTGATGAAAGAAAGAAACCGGACAGTTGATGAAGATGGAGAAACCGAAGGTGTGGATTATGAATGGGTTGAGTTACCAAGTTTTGATGATCCGACAAAAACAATTCGGATGAAGAGGTACTATGATATTGAAGGCGCAAAAGCGAAATAATGCCTGTTTTTATATATTACAATGTTGAAACATTGTTTCATGTCTTGTTTTTAGAGGTTGATGCCCCGTGTCTGTGAAGATATGGGGCTTTCTTATATTTTAAAAATAAAAGAATTATGGGTATTCAGAATAAAGATGGTGCATTATATTTTGCTACAGGCATAGATAATACCGGACTTTATAAAAGTCGTCGGGAAGCTATTGGTATAATAAAGGCGATGGCTGATGAAATTACATCGTTTGATGTGTTCGGAGGTATCGGTATCAGTGCAGGGATAGCCTTTGCTCGTGCGGCCAAAGAATCATACGATTTTGAAAAACGTTTTCAGAAAGCCATGCTTGAAGTTGCTACTCTTTCTAAAGAGGTAGACGGTAGTTTGACAGAATACATGAATCGTGTTATGGATATGATTCGTGATATTCCTATTGCCGGTGATGAAGCGGCTAAAGCATTGTATCAAATCGTGTCTGCCGGTCATGATGGAGCAAATGGTATGAAAATTTTAGAGGTATCCGCTAAGGCGGCTACCGGCGGTCTGACTGAAACGGCAACGGCTGCTGATGCCATTACTACTATTTTGAATGCTTACGGTATGCAGGCAGATAAAGCAAAATCCGTGTCCGATAAGCTATTTACTACGGTTCGTTTAGGTAAGACCACGTTTGGGGAACTTGGCACAAGCATTGCCCAAGCAGCACCGATTGCTGCTTCATTTGGCATAAGCCTTGATGATGTACTGGCTGCTGTGGCTACTATAACTAAGCAAGGTGTACCGACATCGGAAGCCATGACAAAGATACGTGCTGCTATACTTGGTACAGCTAACCAGCTCGGAGATGCAGCTTTCCAAGGCCGTACATTCCAAGAAGCATTACAGTTGATTTACGATAAAGCTGATGGTTCTGCAACCAAGATGAAAGAGTTGCTTGGTACTGATGAAGCATTGCAAGCTGCATTGGCTCTTACCGGAAAGAATGCCAAGGGAGCTTCTAAGGATTTGGCGGAGTTGGGAAATTCCGCTGGAGCTGCGGAAACTGCTTTTAAAAAGATGAATGATAGTACTGAAAATCAGTTGGTACTTCTTCGTAATAATATAACTGCGGCACTCCGGCCAATGGGCGAGGAAATAATGAAGCAAGTTGCCGATATTGCTGAAAGTTTCAATAATGCGTTTTCTAATGGGGATTTGGTAAACACATTATCTACCTTGCAAGATTTGTTGGTAGTAGGTGCTACAGCGTGGGGAAGCTATCGTGTTGCGGTATTGCTCGCTGCGCAAGCTGAGTTGTATCAACAAGGATTGGCTAAAGGGTGGACCCTATCGATGCAACTTCAAGCAAACTGGCTTAATATAGTCAGTAAGGCAAAGGAAATACTTGCCATGAAAACAAAAGCATTGAATGCTATAATGGCTAAAAGTCCTTATGTGCTTATTGCAACAGCCATAACAGCTTTGGGATATGCTATATATAAGCATATAACATACGTTAGTGAAGCAGAGAAGGCAAATAGGAAATTAAATGAGTCTTATAATGAGTGTATAGCATTACAGTTGAAAGAGAAAAGAGAACTGGATGATGTATTTTCGGCATTGGCTCGCGCTAAGGAAGGGACAGAAGAAAGAAGGAAAGTGATAAACCTGATAAACGGACAGTATGGAAGTTATCTTAGTAATATGCTTACTGAAAAATCCTCTGCAGAAGAAATCAAGAGTGCTTATGACCGTATAAATGCTTCATTGAAAGAAAAGATTGCCTTACAGATACAAAACCAAGCTACCGATGAAATCGCTACATCTGGAGTAAAGAAGCAGGCTGATGAGTTGGAGAAGATTCGCAAAGGGCTTTCAAACTTTTACTCTAACGAAGGTGTGCTTGACCTGACTGTTCAGAAAGTTGTTGATAGCGTTTACGAGGCTCATAGGCAAGGAAAGGGAAATGTCGGTTTGGTATATGATATTCAACGTGATATCGTAGCAGATCTCAAGAAAGAAGGCAAGATAGTAAAAAACTTAGGGGATGATGTGGCAAATGCTTTGGATGAATATATCAGAAGCGTTTATTCGACCGAATATAATATCTATCAAGTAAAAAAGAGATTTGCTCCGTTTATCAAAGGGCTGACTTCTGTCAATACTGGTACAACCACTACGACTACTACGACAACCGGCACAACTGTGGTTAATACAGAACCGGATAAAAAAGATTATAAAGGCGATATTGAGAATGCAAAAAAAGAACAGGGAAAACTGTTTGAACAATTTTCAATGGATTTGCAACAGATGAGAATTGATGCAATGGAAGAAGGAGAAGAAAAGTATCAAGCTCAGCGCCGTTTGGATTTTCAGAAAGAGTTGTTTTCGATACAAGAATATGGAGAAGCTTTGATAAAGGCTCAACAAGAAATCGAAAAAAAACAATGGGAGGAAAGGAATAAAGGTAAGAAGAATAATGAAAAGGGAGTTTTCAAGCCTACAACTACATCCATAGAGCAGTTACCACAAGAGCAGAAAGACTTATTGAGTAATATGTATTCTGAAGCTCAAGTTAAGAATCTGATGAATGAAGAAAAAATACTCAAGGAAAAATACGATGCTCTTATTGCCCAACTTGATGATTATAAGAGCCGCGAATACACTATAACCAAAGAATGGGATGAAAAGATTGCTCAAGCTGCAGGGAATGAGGAATTGGTAGATAGACTAACCAAAGGCAAAGAAAAAGCTTTGAATGAGTTAAATGCACAGATGTTGATGCAGTCGGATGAATGGGTAAAATTGTTCGGTGATTTGGATAACCTTACCATTTCCGAAATAGAAAATCTTATTCAGATAATCAAGTCGAAAGCTAAAGATTTGAAGCTGGACCCTATTAACCTGGATAAGGTCTTGGAGAAACTGAAAGATGCGGAGAATGAAATCAAATCCCGTAACCCGTTCCGTAGCTTGGTTAGTCATATAAAAGAATATCAGCAAGAGGCTGATAAGACTAAAAAGAAAGCATCCTTAAAAGAAATATTTGGTGATACTTCCGAAGTGCTTGGAATGGTGAACGAATGTTTTGATTCGGTCATAGGTGGTTTAAAGAATATGGGGTTAGCAGGGGATGAAGAAACCCAAAAGTTACTTGGTAACATTTCAAAAATGGTTAGCTCCGCTGCTCAAATAGCTACGATGAATCCAGCTACTATGATTTCAGGTGCCGTTGGGCTTATATCTTCTGCATTTGATGTCTTTGACCGAAGAAGTCGTAAGGCTAATCGGGCAATTAAACAACATCAAGAGAATGTGAAAAACTTGGAAAAGCAATATCGGCAGTTGGAACGTGAAACCGCCAAAGCTATCGGCAGTGAGAAATATAGCAAGCAGATAGAGCAGGTAAATAACTTGTATCAAAAGATAGCGGAAACTGAGGGTATGATAGCTGCAGAGCAAAGCAAAAGGTCTAAAAAACGTGACGACGGAAAGATTGCTGATTGGGAAAGCCAAATAGAGGATTATAGGGATAAGATAGAAGAACTCAGGCAGGGAATTATAGATGAATTATCAACGACTGATTTGTATTCATTTTCCAATGATATGGCTTCGAGTATTGTCGACGGATTATGTAATGGTCTTGATAACGGCAAAGAAGCTATACAAGAAAAGATAAATGACTTAATGAAGAGTATCATATCTAAGCAACTGGACGTTTTTGTAATCCAAAAATCGATGTCCGATATGTTTCAAAAAATGGCAGATGCTTTTAATGAAAACAGTGCCGGCGGTTTTGAACTTACCAATTGGGAAATAGACCAAATTGTTTCAGCAGGTCAGCAGGGAAAAGAACAGATATTGGGACAGTTGGGGCGTTATCAGGAGTTGTTGAAGAAGTTGGGACTTGTAAATAGCGAAGTTGAAGATGAAATAGAGAATGGCGTTACTGGTGAACTGCAGGCTGCGGTAACTGAGGGGACTGCTTCCCAGCTTGTAGGTCTATGGAATATGTCTGCTTTAGATATACGTTCTTTGCTTAATTTGAGCCATGAGCATTTTATAGAATGCCGGAAGCAGCTTGCCAATATAGCTAATATTTATGTGCAGATTGTTGAAATAAACAATAATACAAAAGCAACGGCAGATAATACCGAAACTCTTGTTGAAGAACTGAAAACGGGTATTAAATCATTAGAAACAAAGCTTGATGAAATAAGAAAAAACACTAAAAACTATAATGGTAGAGGATAGTATGGAACTGAAAGAACGAATTGCATTATTAGCGGGTGCTGCTGGAGCCTGCAGTGAAGGGTTACAAGAATTAGCAGCTACAAAGTCTAGGGTTGATATGCTCAGATGCTTTTTTGATAATATTAAGTTTTGCCTTTCAAGACACACTCCGTCAAGTGTATTTCTTCGCTCTAATTTTGGAGATATGATGCACGGACAAGGATTGTATGCCGATGAAACAGTAAATGTGAAAAACCAAAAGGAAATAGCCTTTGTAGGGAAGTGTTATGCCGTAGTGGAAATAACAGAACGAATGATGTGCCGAATATGGGCTGCTGATAGCACAAAGCTGAATATTCGGGCTTCCAATGGGGCACGCTTGATTATAGATGCTTTGGATACTGCAGATATAATCGTAGATGAATGCAGCGGTGCTCATATTACGGTTTATTTATATGGTAATGCAACTTGTACGGGAGCTGATTTAATAGTTCGGAAAGGAAATACTTATGAGTTATAAACTTGACGATATAGATATATCTTCTTACGATGCTTTCCCCTATGTAGGTCAGACAAAAGATTCAAAAGATTGTATTGCCATATCAGGAGTATTTGACCTTCCTAAGCGTAAAGGAACAACGGAATATAATTGGGGAACCAGTATTGAACCGTTTGTTGATGCAGAAGATATTGAACTGGATGGTCGGACTTTAGTTCTATCTTTGGTGGTTCGCTCTGAAAATGTAAAATCCCAATTAGATAAGCTAAAGAAGGCTTGTATTTCATGCAGGCGCTTATCGACCGGATTTGGTAGCTTCAATGTTATCTGTAAGGATGAGATTTCTGTAGAAGAATACGTTTCTTTAAATATGGCTATTGTGCAAGTGAAATTTTGGCAACAAAGCTATATTCCGGCAGAAATAGGAATTAATCCGTCAGGTGGGAATAATTACGTAATGGATGGTTATTCTTTAAATGCAGATTTTGGGATTTATGTATCTTCTCGTTCTGGTGTTGAGACTGTTGGAAAGCGGATAGAGATAGGT